GCTGGAAGCCGCGTCTGATTTTTTTGTGAAGTTTACTCGCGACCAAGTTTATTCTGGCGAAAAGGGCGCGGCTATTAAGCGCCTTAGTAAGGCCGTTGGTTCCGGTAGAGAGATGCTCGCGGCCGCCCCGAAGGTGGAGCAGGAGCCTGCCCCAGCCAGCGATGAACTGCACCGCGCCCTGTCGGCACTTCTGATCTCGCTCAATCACATGCCAGATCAAGCGGGCGGCGCGGTGTCATGCTGGAAGCAAAACAGCCTCGATCCTGCGATTGTCTATGCAAGGGCAGCGCTAGAGCAGCACAAGGGGCCGCAGTCGTGAGCCGCGAAGATAGATATCATCCCGATCTTATGAAGATGGTCGAGGCATTCAGAGACGAATGCCATTGCGAGAAGGATAAAGCCTCCAAAGAACTGACGACTGTCAAGAAGGTGAAGAAAAGAGCGGCAAATGGAAATCGAAAGATGGACACCGAGCAGGGGGCCGCAGTCGTGAGCGTTCAGATGACAGAGCACGAGCGTTGGGCTGAGTCTGAGGCGCAGCAGTTTGACAAAATCTCGAAGGCTATTCGAGCCAGCGCCGAGCAATGGAGAACGATGGAACCTAGTGCGGAGTCGATGAACATGGCGCAAGCTTGCTTCATTAAGGCAGAGGTGTGGTCCCAAGCCGCTAGCAACCTTCGCCGGCCATATGCGATCCGTGTAGAGCGCGACGCCATGATGGAGGCCCGCAAGTGAGTGAAATAGACTGGCATAGAATTTATGCTGACCCATTCGATGCCGAGATGTGCAGTGGATATTATGACGGTCGAAGGCTTGAAAGCCCAGAGCCATCAAGCAACCGCCACCCCGCGTATGTTCATGGCTTTATAAATGGTCGTGACGACATTGGAGTAAAGCACGGGCAAACCGCCGAACAGCGACGCCAAGGACTTAAAATGATACGGTCCATGCTGGAGGAATAGAAATGAGCCGCGATCTTCTGATGCAAAACACACACGAGCTTGAGGATGGGTTTTATTGGGTGAATGTTTCCGGGGAGTGGGAGATTGGTCGCGTGTCAGGTGATAGCGTTACCTTCACCGAGGACATTTACTGGTATCCCATTTCAGACTTCGACGGAATCGACCCGCGTCCGATTGTGAGGCCCGAATGATCATCCTAATCACCAACGACGCGGAATCGGACGGCTTCGGCTGTCCGTACTGCGACAAGGCCAAGGACGCGCTAGAGCGGGCTGGCGTTGAGTTCACCGTTCAGCGTGTGGCCGCTGAATACAGGCCCGCCATGTATGACGCATGGGGGCTGACTGGCAACGCGCGCACGATCCCGCAGCTAATCGTTGACGGGCGTAGGATCGGCGGCTATGCTGAAACGGTTAAGTGGCTAGAGGAGAGAGTGGGATGAATGGTGACTATGATGACGCTATCAAAGTCTATGCGGTTCTCGCGAGCGCATTTATTGCTGGCTGTGTAGTGGGGTTTGTTGCCCTGTGCGTCGTGTGGTCGTGACGCGCTGATGACCCGCGCAGCCAAGTCCACGCACCTAGACTGCCCCGACTGCTCAGCGCGCATGGTGGCCGTTGATACGCGCAACCACGGCCACTATCGCCGCCGCCGATACCTGTGCGACAACGGGCACCGACACACGACGGTTGAGGTCATCGTGAAGCGCGGCGACGTGCTGGAGGTGTCAAACAGGCGAGGCGCGCTGTTCGTTGGCCAGTGTGAACAGGTGAAGCGGCTGGCGGCTCGTATCGTCAGGCTGATCGGTGAGGAGGTAGCATGACACCGTTGCAAGAGTTTGCGCTATACGTGGTTTTCGCTTGGGTTGTGGGTAATGTCGTGTATGATGTTTATTGGGCAATGAAGGAAGATGAAGATGAGTGAGTTGAGAGATAAGGTGTCGGATGTGGTGTTCGATTTTATGGGCGGATGTTTCTTGGGAGATTCCTATGACGGAGTTAACGCAATCGCCGCGATCTTAGAAGGCACCGGAGCGCCCGCATACATGCGCGTGGCTGCGGATTTGCGAGGGGAGGTGGAAAGTGAAAATTAGGCCGTATTTCGAGGCGTATAGAACGCCATCGCACTGGGAGGGTGAGTTAGGGCTCAGCTTAACTCGATCTAAATATTATCGCGGAACATACAGCTTCGCGGGTGACATTTGCTTGCAGATTAGTCTGTGGTGGTGCGCTATCAGGATCGGATTGCGATACTAAACCTCAGCCCCGCCGATTAGGGCGGGGTTTTCTCTTGCGCGCCGTGTCTGCGCGTGTATAATCATCGCATAGCCCGTCAGGGTCCTCTCCTTGAGCGACCGCAGTGGGTGGCGCGAAGTCCGGTTCTGATGCACGATGTTCAAAGCGCGGCCTGACAGGGCTCATGTACGCATGGTTGCCGCGCAAATCAGGACAAACCCGTACTGAGGAGTGTGCGGCGAGGTGATCTCAGGCGCCGTTGACCCGCACACTATCTCTTTACCGCTGCGTGTGCTAAATATCACACATGAGCGATGGCAGCGTAATCCGGCACCAGTTTAAAATACCGCACAAGCTGGCGAGCGTGTTTGCCCCAGCTTACAAACGGTATCGTGGCGCATACGGCGGGCGCGGCTCCGGTAAAACCCGAACATTTGCGCTGATGACCGCGATCAAAGCCCATGAGATGGCCTCAAAGGGCAGGCGCGGGACAATCGTGTGCGCCCGTGAGTTTCAGGTCAGCATCGAGAAATCGTCCTACGTCGAGGTTGTGGCCGCGATCAAGGACAGCCCGTTTCTGAGCGAGCAGTTTGAAATCGGTCGGAACTATATCCGCCACAAGTCAGGGCTGGTTGACTACACGTTTCTGGGTCTGCGCCACAACACCGAGTCGATCAAGGGCATCGCGCATATTCTGATCGTCTGGGTTGATGAGGCTGAGCCCGTGACCGATGAGGCGTGGAAGAAGCTGATCCCGACCGTTCGTGAGGCTGGCTCTGAAATCTGGGTGACGTGGAACCCGTCGTCTAAGCGATCTGCCACGCATGAGCGATTCCGTGAACACGCTACCGAAGACATGGCGATTGCCGAGATTAACTATTCGGACAATCCGTGGTTTCCTGACGTGCTGGAGATGGAGCGTCAGGCAGACCTAAAACACCGCCCGCACGATTACGGGCACATCTGGATGGGTGAATTCGTGACAGTCACTGAGGGCGCGTATATCGCCTCGAATATGGCTCTGGCTAAGGCTGAGGGCAGGATCACGCGGGTTTCTGCTGACCCGAACCTGATTTATCGCGCGTTCGTGGATATCGGCGGCACGGGAGCCAAGGCTGACAACTTCGTAATCTGGGTTATGCAGTACGTGGGGCGCGAAATCCGTGTGCTGGATCATTACGAGGTTCAGGGCCAGCCGCTGAGCGCACACCTGTCATGGATGCGTGGTAAAAAATACCTGCCCGACAACACGAAAATCTGGCTGCCGCACGATGGCGACACCCAAGAGAAAACGATCGATGCGTCCTATGCGTCGTCGCTGCGTGACGCTGGGTACGAGGTTGAAGTGGTGCCGAACCAAGGCAAGGGCGCGGCAATGTTCCGTGTTGAGGCCGCGCGCCGCCTACTGCACATCTGCTGGTTTAACGAGGAGACCACAGAGGGCGGTCGCGAGGCGCTGGCTCACTATCACGCGAAGATTGACAAGGATCGCGGTATTGACCTTGGGCCTAACCACGATTGGGCGTCTCACTCGTTCGATGCGTTCGGCATGGGGATGATTGTTTACGAAGAGCCGCAGATTGCCCGTAAAAAACGCGCGTCGGCACGTCCTGTCTCGTGGATGGCCTAGCGTAGAATAAAATTCCATGATATAAGGCTGAAACTCTGGAGTCTTGCAAGAATGTCCACGATTGGTAAGTCTGTTGGCGATGCGACGCCAGCGCGCGCGTATAATCCTGTCGTATTAGTCGATCCTGTCACTGGTGATCCGAGCGTCGCGGTTGGTTCGGCGAGTGATGCGCCGTTCGACCCCAGCGCTCCCGGCGACGGCCCGACTGTTATTTCGGTGTTGCTGGCGATCTTGGATGCCCAGCTTGCCGCAAACGTCCTGCTGAACGACATTAAAACGAACACGAGCGCCGCCTAATGGCCAAGGATATTCACAGCGTCGCCCTAGAGCGATTCAAGCTGTGTAATGACGTAGACTCCGAGAACCGCGACAACGCGCTGGACGACATTAAGTTCGTCAAGCTCAAGGAGCAGTGGCCGGAGTCTGTCAGGCGCGCCCGTGAGTCGGCAGGACAGCCGTGTCTGGTAATCGACAAGCTCGGGGCGGTTGTGCGTCAGGTGCTGAACGACGCGCGGATGAATAAACCCGCGATCAAGGTCAAGCCCGTTGACTCCAAGGCCGACCCGAAGACCGCCGAGATTATTTCCGGCCTGATCCGAAACATCGAGTACACGTCCAACGCGGACGTTGCGTACGACACGGCGCTGGACTACGCGGTATCGTCTGGTCGTGGATACTGGCGCGTCAAGGCTGAGTACGCCAGCGATGACACGTTCGATCAGGACTTGGTAATCGAGCAGATCGCGGACCCGATGACGGTTTGGGGCGATCCGCACTCGACGGCAGCGGATTCCAGCGACTGGAATTTCGCGTTTGTTGTGGAGGCGATTGATAGGGCCGAGTACCGCCGACGCTTCAAGGGTAAAGACGTAGCGGATTGGGACACGCTCAGCGCGCTGGAAAACGACTGGTTTGGCGACGAGCGGGCTGTTATCGCTGAGTACTGGGTGCGCGAAGAGGTCGATGCGTGGGCGGTGATGCTGTCCACGGGCGAGACTGTTAAATCGGATAAGAAGCTAGCCGAGGGCGATATATACGCTGAGGGCGAGCCGCTGACCGATGTAATGGGCAATCAGGTTATTGATCCGGTGATGGGCGAGCCTGTGTGGCTGGTTGAGCCTGTCGAGGTTCTGGCTGTCCGCCCCGTGCGATCGCATAAAGTCACTCAGTATATTATGTCCGGTGCCGAAGTTCTGGAAGAGAACGATTGGCCCGGTGTGTATATCCCGATTGTGCCCGTGTACGGCGAGGACTTCACTGTCGAGGGTAAACGTTATTTTTCATCGCTGATCCGTCCAGCCAAGGACGCACAGCGTATGAATAACTATTGGCGGTCGAAGACAACCGAATTGGTTGCTCTGGCCCCTGTAGCGCCGTGGATTGGCCCTGAGCGCGCGTTCGAGGGTGAGGACGCGGCGAAGTGGGAGACCGCTAACAGCGAAAACCACGCGTACATCTCGTACAAGGGCGAGACTCCCCCGCAGCGCCAGCCGTTTGCAGGTGTGCCCGCCGGTGCGCTGCAAGAGGCGCTGAACGCCAGCGACGACATTAAGGCGATCACGGGT